CCGGTGAAGCCAGGACGAATCTTGTCCAGCTCTTCGCCAACTACCTTACCTGAATTGTCACGAACCTTCTTGAAGATGTGCCTCTCGTGTGCTGTCAGGATGAAGTGCTTCTTCTCATCCTTACAGAAGGAGATGGTCTCGGCGACGAAGTTCTCAATCAAGTCCATCTCCGCTCCGAAGTCCTGCACAGCAGGGATGAAGCCACCTACCTCCTTACCTTTTTGCAGTGTTTTGGATCGGTCGAACTCTTTGTTCAACTCCAATCCCAAGTTAAAGGCGAAGGCGCGGAGCTGGGTGGCGTCATCGACTGCGATAGTATCGAAGCGGTCAGGGAACTTATCCATAGCCCACTCGATACTCTTCTGCACTTTCTGGAACGCATCCGCAGACTTGAAGAACAAAGTCTCGGGGTCCCTTTCCTCATGGATTGTTGCTATGATTGGCATGCCTTGTGAGTAGAACTTCTTCTTGCAGAACGGTCCCTTGATGGTGGTGAGTCCATCACCGATGTTGACAATCAGGGTACGTGGGCCTGCGGAGCCTACGAGCATGGTCTTGCCTGTGCCGCTGCCACCATACGCAAGCATGGTGACAGACTCGTAGTCTGGCGTCTCGTCCAGCATCTCGAACTGAACGGGAGCTTTCGGGTCTTTCAGTGGGTCATACGGGATGACTGACCCTGAACTGATTGGTGTTACTACAACTGGCGTTGTCATCTCACGATCCTTGCTCCTGGTGCGAGGGAAGCGATGAGTGGAGGATCGACTGCTTCAGACACCGACCAGAACACTACGTCCTTACGACAGAACGCGATCTCCTCGTTGGCCAGTTTGTAGAGGATTTCGTTCTTCCGAGGATCCTCCTTCACATCTGTCTCGGAGATGGAAGGGATGACAACCTCAGTTACTGTGTGGTCTTCATCAGACCAAAGAGGCACGTTCATCATCGCCTTGACTTCGCCCTTGGTCTTAGCACACTGGATCGTGACTGATCCTGTGGCGAAGGCGATCATGATTACTGTGCCTGGACGATGTGACATTTCTCCTCAGCTCCGTGTTGTGAGTAAATGCTCACGTTCTAGTCCTGATCCACGTCACGATTCGTGCAATCCCACGGCTCCACCTTGAACTCTGCTTCAAGCTTTGCCATCTGTGCAAACTCACTCGCTTTGGAGCAGACGGAATGGAAGGGACAGTAACGGCAGCTCTTCTCTTCCATTGGCCAGATGTCAGCTTCACGATTGGCCTCCAACTGTTTGTTCAGGTGCATCTGCTCCTTCACCCACTGGTCGATCTGCTTGGAGCTACGACTCGACATATGAGTGTGAATGGATGGTCCCTTCTTCGGCTCCTTCTTAGTGCCCTTCCCGTTATACATCACATCAACGAGAACACCAGAAACCGGCTCACCAGATAGCGATGCTCCTGCCCACGTATATCTGATGAACTGATCGTTAGGATCGAGTGTGCGAGTGAAGTAGGCGTCCTGCTCTGCAGACGAAGTCTTGTAATCACGAACCCAGAGATTACCTGTCCAGCGGAGGAATACGTCAACCTTCCCTCCGACTGGCGTACCATCTGGGAGAGGGATGATGAAGTTCTGTTCGACAGCCAGAATCTCCACACGTCCCATCTTCTTCTCACGCTGCCAATCCTTGAAGGCAACGGTACAAGACTCGATCAATCTTGCCTTAGTAAGGAAGGCAAACTTATCCGTGACTACCGGATCACGCATCTTCTTCTTGTCCCAATATGCGATAGCAGCGTTCATCGCCTTGAGGAAGGCGCTCATCTGCCAATCGTTATCGAGACCGAGCTTCGCGTCGTTGAGTTTAAGCCACTCCTCGTCGAGGACTTGGCGAAACTTGTGATAGCACGACCCGAAGCCGAAGAATTGCGGAGTTTCTTTCTGATTGAATCCCAGAACGAACCTGTAGAAGTACAATCTCTGACAGGTCTTGAACGCGATCATCGCGGTATGGTCCTGTACCCGAGGTTCGTACCTTGGGAACTTGGCCATGAATCGCTTGTTGGGATGCGGGATTGTTTCCACTTTCACTCTCCCGAGAGTATTCTTTTGAGTTCCGCTGCTCCCACTGTGGCATACTCAGCTGGTGTGTGCGTGTGTGCCTCCTTGAACTTCTGCAGCATAAGGTCAAGTACCCAAGAGAGAGAAGGCTTACCGCCTACACCCTCATAGGTTTCGTAGAACCAGCTTACATTATCCTCGTTGAGCTCGACTGTCTTCCGCACAATCTTTTTTTCTGCCATTGCCCTTCCAAGTGCGGAAGTGATAGTAGAAGAAATACATAATAACACATCCACTACGTTTTGTCAAGCCTGTCCTGACAGGATCTCAAGCAGTTTGGTGTTGTTCTCCTTTGTGACTATAATCTCGCGGTATCCTCGCGTTGTCTTGTCATAGTTCAGAATCTTCACAGTACCATGCATCTGAAACCATAACAGAGCCGCGAGTACATTGATGATGTTCGTACCACTGAGCGCAAGCCAGTCGTCTGCTGTAGTATCCATGATACCCTGGCAGATCTGGAACTTGAGTCTGTCGAGTCCCTGAAAAGAGACGAAGCCCTTCGTTATGTACTTCAACTCGCCGTATCGCTCCGCATCCTCATAGTCGTGCGCGGCGTAGTTCGCAACGAAGACCCTTGTAGTCACGGCGTCCATGCAGCCTCACCCGGATCGTCTTTTGTAATTGTCACACCAACCTCTGCGACTACGAGATGATAACCATTACGCTGGCACCAGTTATACAAAGACAGAGAATCTTCAGGAGTGAACACGGCGTCAGGGAAATACATCTGGTGTGCCTTGTGGAGTATGGCTGCACCAACGATCTCCATGACGTTCCGCACATCCTCAAGCTCCATCTTCGACATCGCAGCTTGGAGTGCTTCCAGAGCTATTGGGTTCTTTCTCTCTGCTACAACTCTACTACCTTTGTTACGTATCACCCACTCTTTTTTTAGCTCTGTGTAAGGATCAATCTTCAAGCTCTGTGCCACAGTCATACCTTCTCTGATGTGATAACAGAGCATGTGCGCGTTCTCCGAAGGCCAAATCAGATCGTGCTCTGAACGGAGCATCTGATCTAGTAGAGGTTTGACACGCTCTACTGCAGCCTTATTTCCTGAGTAACCCATCACTTCTCCTTCTCGACCCAAAGCACGAGAGCACAAGCAGTACTGGGATCGAAACTGAAATCAATACGAGAAATCTTGCTCGGTAAAGGCCCTCCAAAGGCGTAGATAACTGCTTTCCAATCATCCACGTCGGTAGGAGACAGTCCACTGAAGAACTCCTTCCATTGCTTTAGGGGCCAGCTGTGGACGGACCATCTGACTCCTTCGATGATTCTGCTGGTACTACCGAAGTCAGTTTGTCCAGCCATGAGATTGTCTCGAAACGAATGTAGTGTGCCAGATACACCAAACGTATGAGATCTTTGGCAACTGTGTCAAGCCAAGGGAGAGACCCGACCATCGAAGCGATATACTCAGCGCTAAAACAGACGAGGTCCCAGTTTGTAAAACGGCCTGCACTTGCGAGATAGACGTAAACCTTTCGTGCTCTGGCTTCTGGTCCATTCACATCACTCCCTACTCGTGCAATAATCTCTGCCAGGTCGAGTTCAGTTGTTCCAGGATGCTCACCCACGCTGCCTTCTCCTCGTATGTCACTTCCTCGAACCACCACTCACTCCTCAGTGCTGGCTCCTCCTGACCTTCGCTTGGGCTTGTCACGGTTGAACTTCTCCTGACGATACTTGAGTAAGCAGTACCCAACGCCTTCAGGACCAGAGCGAATAGACTCACCTTTGGTCAGTCGGCTCAGTCCTTGCGATGTGATACCAGACAACTCCTCGATGACTCCATAGATACCTGCGTTAGGAAGTAAGCGTGATACGAGCCGAGCTGTGGCGTCAGCCCACGCAGCGAGATTGGTCCCCGACTTACCAATATTGATGAGCACCATGATAGGTTGATCATGCTCTTCCATGATATGGACGAACATGGTTCCATCAGGCGTACTCACTTTGTACGAATAAGTCGGGAACACTCCTGTCGCTGTCACCCTTCGACTTCTTCCTCTCGGGCGAGCGCAGCGGCTTCCTTGAGGTCTGCCTTCTTCGTGGCTGTGCTCTCATCGAGTTCATCGATGGCGGCGTTGACTGCCTTGATCGAATCCTCGGTATCCGTACTCGGCTCGTATCCCACGTCAGAGAGATCAGACTTGTGAGTGTTGAGCAAAGTGTCTATCGCTGACTGCAGCTCCGATGAAGGGAACGTGACCTTAGCCAGCGCGGCTTTCAGCGTCTCCGTGAACTTCATTTTGTCCCTCGTATTCAATGGTTGAAGATCAGCCTGCACGAATCTTACTGAGTGTTTCCACCGCGAACTCCTCACTAACTTGATCCTCCGTTACCGCTCCGGCACTCACCGTTTCTCCTACGGGAATGAACTCAAGTGGTGTTTGGAAGATCAACCTTCCCCCATCGTGAGGACAGTGAAAATCTGGGGGAAAGATTGATGTTTTGTACTTGCCCTTTCGAGAACAGTAAGAGCACTTGTATGGATACCATATGGCTTCTGTCACCTCTCGTCCCCTGGCATGATTGTGGCAGTTCCACTCGCGGTGTTCGCACGCACTTCAGCGATCTCGAACTCCCCTTCCGCGGGTGCCTCGACGTATATCTCAACGTCGTCGCCTAGATCATCCAGTTGCTTCCTTAACTCCCAGACTTTCAGTGTACTCACCTCCTTTCACGTCCGTTTGATGTTTAGAACCAGTGCTGCTCCGCGGCGGAGGCCCTTGTGCTGATGTCGTAGATCATGGCCCAGAACATCCCGATGGTGATCCAGATCGCGATCATGCCGGGAGGAAACACGAAGCCCTTGCGATTCTTCCACCTGCGAGTAGAGAAGTACATAACCACCTCCGAGATGAGTGTTTTGAGCCAGTTGCGCTGTGGTAGCTGGGGTGGCCCAACACGAATCCCCCACTGATGTTGCTGCTTCATGATCTCTTCTCCGGTGTTATCATCTTGTAGATCGTGAGCAGCTTATTCCTTGCGTTATCGAGGTACTGCTCCTTCAACTCTGGTACATTCTTCAAGTGGATAGCAGCACGAATGTCAGCATACAACTGCTCTGCCATCTCTGAGGCAACGGTCAGAGGTTCCGTCTGCACATGGACGGGATTACCGTCACGCTTGGGCATTATGTGATGTGCTTAATGAGTCTGTCCATTTGTGGAGGTATACCCATAGCAACTGACGATCCACACTGGCCGCAGTTGCCTCCACAAGTGTCACAGACCTGAATCCACTCACCGTTGAGCTTACCCCAAGTCAGGCCACGCTGCTTCATCTCCAGTGTTTCTGGTGGACGGCCTTCCCACCAAGCATAGAGTTGACAGGCGACCATGACCAGCATGATCAGGAGCATGAAAGCAATCAGCCCGAAGGCGATCCAGTGATAGACTGTCATCAGAACGGGTCCATCTCAAGTGGAACCACACGCTCGTAGACCTCGAGTTCGTCCTCGCCTTCCTTGTAGATCGTATCTGTCCATGCCCAGTATGAGCCTGTCATACTGATGAGTGTTGGAGGATCGTCACGCTCGAGATTGAACTCTCTCGCCTCTGACCCTTGGTAGTCGCTGAGTAGGATTCTCATAACTTTGGCACCTCCAATTCACTGAAGCGATCAGCAGCCTGCGTGAACTCGCCTAGTACTCGACTGAGCTTCTGCCATGCTCCGAGACTACCATGAAATATCTCTTCACCATCAGCAAGATGAACAGCAACGTCCACGTAACCTCGTTCATCCTTAGCGAGGTGCATTGTAGCCACATCACTATCGAACTTCGTGGTCAGTTTCACGCTGCCCTCATCGCTTCCTTGAGTCGTTGGATGATTGCCATCCCAATGCTTGGATTTCTCTCAGCGTCGATCCCTTCTACAGTCTGATTGATTACATCGAGCTTCTCTGCGAGCAACTCTTGAATCCATTCCATGATCGTGTTGACACATACCAAGTAGTATGAGTCAGCTCCGTGCATGTTAGAGAGTCGCCCGTAGGCACGCTCCTCTGCCTGTTGGTGTGCTGCTGGTGTCCAGTACAGATCGTTGAAGATCACGTGACCAGCTGCTGTGAGGTTCAAGCCTGTCTGACCAGTCATCAAAGAGACAACAAGGAAATGAACATCGGGATTGTTCTGGAACTCAGATTCAAGACGAGTGCGTTCCTCAAACGCTGTATCGCCGGTCCAGTAGATGGCCTCCCTACCAAGCCCGAGTGCAATCTTGCGAACAGGGTCTTTGTACTGGGAGAAAATGAGAACCTTCTTATTTCCTCCTTTCGCATCCGTCGCATCCTGTTCCGTGTCGTACAGTTCACCTGCCAGCTCGACTGTCCGATCAACGGTGGCATGAGCACACACCTCTTTGAGCTTTCCGATCTCCGCAAGAATGCTGGTGACATTCTTCTCCACCTCGTTACCGTAGGAGTCAATGACCTTGTAGACTCCTTCCAGTACCTTTTTGTAGATGGCTCGTGAGGCTTCGTCTAGCTCGTGAAGTTGTGTGATGCGATTGATTGGCGGAAGCTCTGCAACTACATCCTTCTTGAGCCGCCGTATCATGATGGACTTGAGAATCTCTCGAAGCTCCGCCACGTTCTTTGGAGACTTCCCTCCATTCGTGTACTGATACAGGAACTTGTCCTCGGAGGGGAATAGATCAGGGCGCACCCAATTCAGTACCGCCCAATACTCACCAGGACGATTCAGAATGGGTGTACCTGTCATTGGAAGGCGGTGTTCTGACTTTAGAAGCCGAACAGCCTTCGAGCGGTTCGAGTCTGTGTTCTTGATGTAGTGAGCTTCATCAGCGATGATGTAGTCAGGCTGACTCATGTTGATCAGATCAGCCCACAGCCACCTCTCTTGCGGAAGAACTACATGAACGTCGCCCTTCTCGTCAGTTGTCTCCTTCCGAGCCGTCATCACCTTTGTCGAGATAATGTCATAGTTGATGATGGTGTACTTGGGCTTGTTCATCAGCATCGTGGCTATGGCGAACTGATCAGGCTCTCTACCTTGAAGTATGGTGGGATGCTCACCTGTGAGTTGATAAATCTCCCGCGCCCAATTAGCCTTGAGATGGGCAGGGCATACAATAACTGTTCGAAGGTTTCGGAGCACGGCGTACCCGAGGGCTTGCCAAGTCTTTCCGAGTCCCATCTGGTCTGTAAGGAGAGCGCGGCCTCTAGCGAGGTCAATAAACTCAATTCCCACCTTCTGAAACGGACGAAGCACAAAGCCAGGTTTGAAGTTGACTTCAATGTCAGAGTCCTGTTTGAGGGCCACAGCGTCCAACTTGGTACGCCGTTCGATTTCTGATTCAACGAGCGCAAGAGCATCCTTCCCCCAGACAACGCCACGCCCCGATTTATCCGAGGCAAAGGGCTCCATCGCCTCAAAAAGTCTCCATCCCTCTGTGAGAGGGATAGACCAGTGGTTCTTCTCTCGGTAGAAGTCCGAGCCTGGTATACGCTGAAGTATGTGCTGAGGAGCCTTCTGGTGAGGTATAACGAGGAAGTTCTTGTCACGAAGTTCAATACTGAATTCAGGAGCTGTTTCGTATCTCCTGATTTTCTCCTCAATTCCAAGTAGGTGAGTAACCTTGACATTGGGCAGCGCGAGGGCTTGCTGCTTGAGGGAGGCCCAGTGCTCGACTGGGATTCTATTGACTGAGGCGTAGTTGTCGTACTGACGCCCATAGACATTGCGGAGTATTGCGAGAAGATCAGCACGTATCTCTGGAAGAACCTTGACATTCACGAAGAAGCCGTTGAAGTCACAAGCGCGAATCTCTGTGACTCGCTCCTGCATCTCACGTAGCTTCTTCGCCTGCTCTTCATCGTAGGCGCGCTTCATCTCTGCGCGCTTGCGATCATGAAGCTCGATCTTCTTGCGATTCAGCTCTTCTTCTTGACGCCGAATCTCTTGAAGTTCTGCTTCTATTTGCTGTTCAAACTCACTTTCGGACACTTTGAGTGTCTCCACTTTGGTCGAACTGTACTATAACACAATTAGGGTGAAAAGTCAAGTCTCTACAATCACACTGTCAAGAGAATGAGGCTCAAACTCCGCCGCGTACCGAAGCATCTTCTTGAGATTGTCGAACTCCAAAGGAGTACAGTTGAGTGTTGCCACGAAGATGCTATCGAAGAATATACCGCAGTGGACGTTGTTCCCTGCCTTCGTGACGTTACGGAACTCGATGATCACCTTACGCTCCTGTATGGAAATCGAACGTCATCTGATACATCAGACGTAGCAGGAACACAGTCTGTTGAATTCCACACTTCTGAGAGAATGTGTATGCGTAGCGAACGATTTCAGGATCGCGGCGCATCTCTCGCTGCATCACCACGCGGCGCTTCTCCTCATCTCCAAAGTCAAAGGTGAGAGAAGGATTATCATGCGCCACGAAGTATCTCATATTCACTAGCTAAAGTTGAGGTGGCAACGTACACCCTACACACTAGACTGGTCATGAACGTCAGCTAGCTTCGCATGTACGCTGCCAATGTGAAGGAGGCGTGCCCCCTGACAGGGACTACAGGTTTGTGGGCTCAGGTGTCAGCCCTCGCCTTTTGCCTGTTGCCAGTTGAACTGGTTCACAGCCACGTTTTCAAGACGTGACAGGCGCCTCCATAGCACAGACGGGAATCGAACCCGTAAACTCACCTGTCGTGGGCCGAGCACGCCAAGCAAGTATCCTATCCCCTAGGAGGAAAGCTAGGGTCTGTGCTGTAAGGGGCGTCCGCTGTTATATAGTCCTCGTGTACGCCTGTACGTGGCAGGCAACCGCGAGTGTTCAAGCAGTGACCACCCCAGTACTACAATTTTCCCTCTGATGTGGTGATGAAATCAGTCCACCGCCCACACTTCACGACTGAGCATCCTTACCGGGCTTACCGACCAGACCAGAGGTATTCTTGCTATGATCGAGTACGTCTGGATCGCCTTCTGGTGCTTTCTTCGATCCAATCCTCAGCAAGCCACTTGGCTTTGCGTGGACCGTACTTGTTGACTGAGCGATAGTGCGTTGTTCCTGGTGTCGTCTTGGAGTGCAACCTAGCTTGATAACCGTACACCCGCTGGTTTTCACTCTCGATGAACAACACCTTCGGATATGTCTTCTCCCCTTGCGCCATCGCTCAGGCGCTGATCGGAAAAGGGATCTCGTTATCCTTCGGTTGCGCTTGGGCGTGTTGAAACTCGCGAACGCGGCGCGCCAGTCGCATCTTCGCGATGTCTTGTGCAGCGAACGTCTCACGTCCCTTACCCTGGTCAACCTCGATCACCTCGCGCATGCCTGTGGCCTTGTGGACCACCTCGACACGTTCGACGCGACGGATCGACAGCTCCTCGTCGCCTAGCATCATAGGGATAAGCTCGGGGTCGAAATTGTACTTCTCCTTGAACCATCTCCTGAAGAGCTTGTCCCTCTCCAAGATGTGAGCCACTTTCTCGACCGCCATTGTGCTGTACAGATGCTGAGTGGCGACTCGGTCTATCGCAGCGCGCATCGTCTCGTTGAACTGAGGATGATTGGGGAGTATCCCCATCACGATACGAGCCGTTGCCCCAGGAACTAGCTTGACCAGATAGTTACCTGGCCAAAGAAAGACCCTAAAGGCGGTCTTGGGCAGCGAGTAGTGCATCTTTGCGTAGTTCTCGATTGCGTACTCGTTGACCCATTCCTCTACGTCTGACAACGTAGGCTGCTGCACTTCATCGGCCATACTTTACCTCGATTGTGACGGAGCTACATGAGAGAACTCCAAGGATGAGAGAGGAACTTCCCGACAACGTAATATAACATGCCGGGGGCGAAAAGTCAAGTCTCAGATTCCAAGAAATCCACTATGTCAGAGTGCATCTTGGTACCTGACAACACTGGTATGGGATCGCCATCGTACAGGAAGTAAGCAATCCCATTCTCGATTGCCACCCAACGATAGAGGTTAGGATAGTATCTCCAGCCTCCGCCCTTGAGTATGTCACGAGCTTTCTTACTCGTGATCACGATTCATCTTCCTTCGCGAAGCGAGCCTTGAACTCACCAAAGCTCATCCTCTTGACTTCCTCGTTGTAACTGGCACAGATCAGCCAGACAACGAACCAGTTGACTGTCATCTCCCTGTCCTCAACTTGAGGAGTACCTCACGCATCAGGCAGTACAGGTCCCCCATTGTCATCTCCTCCTTTCAGTTCTATCTCGCTCATTGCACGATACTCTTTCAATCGCCTCTCTGCTTCAGCCCATCTTGCTTCTTGAGCTGGGCTCTTTGCAGTTACCACTTTCTTTATGGTTGTGTCAACTTTCTCTGCCTTGGGAGGTTCTTGATATGTCCCAAGCTTTTCTTGAACCTTCTTCATCTGCTTCAGTATCTCTGCGATTTCCTCAACGCACAAAGTCCCTGTCGCCTTGGTGAGCCCCTTGAGAGCAGCTTCCATTGCGATCAGGGACCCTGTGGCTTTCGCTGTGTTCATCAGCTTCTCCCGTAGTGGGGTACTACCCCAATATAACACGAGAGACGATGAAAGTCAAGTCTTTCTACCTCTGTCCTCGTTCAGGATCGAACTGACTCGGCGACCCGAAGGTAGCCTTGAGAACCTGCATCTCGTGATTGTGCATCTCCATGATGCGCTGCGCCGCACCGATGATGAGAGCTCTCCAGAGGAGATCCTCCGAGAGTGCCTGTTCCCTCACCTTATCAGCGAGGAGTTCTTTAGCCTCTCGATATGGTTTCGCTTCGCCAGAGTTGTATCCGCTAACCGAACGGATCGTGTCCTCGACCGCACTGTGAGCGGTGTATCGTGCCTTCGCACCAGAAACACGTTCGCACAACTCCATCAATTCACGCTCCAGTTCCTTCTGCTCCACTCTGCCTCACCTCCTTTTTACTGGTTAAAGGTGAGATCTAGTTCGGTCCTGGAACACAACGCCACACTGCATCGAACCTGCCGATGTCTCTGAACCACCAGCGAGTCGGTGAAACTGCATCAACACGCTCGTAGACATAGCAGATACCGCTCGTGGAAACCTCAGCCATTGACTGAGCGATCTCCCTCACCTCTGAGGAAACGGGAGTAATCATTTCTAACTCCTATGCTGGAGTCATCGCCTGCCACCTCGCCAACACTTCAGCTTCGTACATCTCTGCGTCCACTTCCTGTGCATACTTCGACACTCTATCTCGGCGCAACTTCCACCTCGACTGATCAGTGTCCCAATGCTTGTGCTGCCATGCGTGTCTCAACTCGTGAGCCATAATCATCACGAGGAAGTCTGCGCGTGATCGTATACCTATGAGCTTACGAGAATACTTCCGTCTGACTGTGTGCGTCCTCGAGATTTTCCTCGGCACTATGATAACGACTCGATTGTCGTTAGGATAATGCCATCCCCACGATCCACGTATCTTTCCTCTCCTTTTATTCTTCACCGTGATACATGATACCAGCCCATCACAACCAGGTGGCATAGCGAACGCCACAGCGATTGCAATGAGCTGATCAGGGATGTTGGTACTATTCTTGAGCACGTTGTCCTCTACTATTAGGACTGTTGCATTACTAATCTCTTGTTCCCATTGAAGGGATAGACCGACCGCCGATGAGCGCTGATGTGTGAGTGTTACTTCGCCTGCGCCAGGAGCGCGAACAGCTGCTCCTTGGTGAACTCGGTACCCGAGGAAACGAGTGCCGCGATCTGATCGAACGCCTGCGCCTTCTTCGCCTTGCTCGGTCCACGCTCCGTATCCGTCGCCGGAGAGTAATCCCGCGCCAGGCTCTGCCCCTTCTCCTGCACCGCCTTGACCAGGGAGGCCTTCACCTCGTCGGTCAGCTCGACACCCTCGGCCACCTCGTAGTTACGAGCATAGGCCCGAGCCGTGTTCTTCGCGTTGGTTGCACGCTGACCGTTGTAGAAGGCGACAGCGTTCTCGGCGCCCCCACAATCCTTGATCATCTCCTCCACGTCCTGCACTTCGCCCACCTCGACCTTGAACTCGATCTTGCCAAGCTTCGGGTGATCAGTGGTCACCGCCTTGTCCTGCAGCACGAACTTCATACGTTGCCGACCTTTCTCCGATGTGAAGAATGATCAGCGCTCACCAGTCGGTTGTCAAAGAGCTTGTTGGCTTCCCTACACCAAACAATATAACACATCCGTCCGAGCCTGTCAAGACCCTACGAGTGTCCCAAATACTGGACGACTCGCGGCGGTCCCGACTTAGGTCACTCATATTCAACGACTAAAGATGAGTGCAGCTTTCACACCACACTCACCTAACCTCAGATTTTCCGAACCACGTTCAGGCTCACCGTCACATCTTTCTCGACCTTCTGCCAGCCGTGAGTGCTTGCTACCAGAATGTTCCCTCGGCCAGTCATCCCATCAGCCTCGTCGAGATTGATCTGGATAGTGAGCACACGTCCCTCTACGTGCATCTGCACTCTCAACCACCTCCTCTCATGTTCCATCTTTTCCATCCATCCATGTGGATGGACGATACACCTTCTCCCTCTGGGGGTACCCCTACCCCCCTGCTCTCTCTCTATTCTCTATATATTATTTTTATAGAGAGACAGTAGAGGGGGGGTACCCACCCCCAGGGAGACCAAGGTATGTCCATCCACATGGATGGATGTAATAAATGGAACCTTGTTCTCCACTGCAATCTCAGACGTAAGTTTCACCTCACATCTGAGCAACTGCTCACTTCACCCGCTTGACGGTGAGAGGTTTCCCCTCGCTGTCTTTCATCAATTCCACCTTTGCGAACACGAGCGCTTGCTGGTAATGCCTCGCGTGTCCTGCGCGAATGGCTCTGACCTTGGGTGCTTCCCCGTCACGCGAGATCAGCAAGAAGCCAATGTCACGAGACTGGTTCCGCACCTTACGAGGAACAAGCTTGGTGTTGCGTGCTCGCTGCTCGCGTGTCATCTTCTGCACTTTGGCGTGCGAGCGCAAGTCTACGCTCGTGCCAATGCAGCCGATTGCATAACTCATGTTCCGCCCCCTCGGGTTATGTGAGCAGGTTCCCGCCTGCCGCGTGCCAGAGAGAGTAGCGAGAACCGTGCCACCGCCTCGCGTGCTCTCCGGTCGTGCCAGGGGATAGAGCAACCTGCGTGCCACGTCCTTAACTCGTTGGTACTCATGAGGTTACGGTGACGTTCCAAGGTGAATAACGTCCGCTTCGGGTTCGCTTCGGGCCGCAGCCGCACAACACCATGCGACACGTGAGTACTCACATTCGCCTCACCCCTGGTGGAGCTGAGTGGGTAATCACTCACGCGCCCCTGGGTGACTGATGTGAGTGCTCACACCCAGCCTCGTGTGACTGCTCACTTGTATGAGTGTGAGTACTCGCACCCCCCGTACAGGGGAAACCAACTCTCCAATAATCCATTATCAAGACGCGACCATTTGTACCATGTGGGAAGGAGGTGTTAAACTCATATTTAGTGCTTAAAGATCAGGGCCACTAGTATAAAATTTTTTCCTGAGTTAAAGGTTATGTGTGATACCTACACTTACGCATGGAATGTGAGCTAGGGGGGATTGCGTGATGGATACTGGTTCGTTATACTGGTAATATAATACCATAACTCCACCTACTCATCATCGTGGGACACTCAACATGCTCTCCATGCAAAGAGGTCCTGACGTAACAGTAACTGCTGCGGCAACGGACTCTCCTGCGATGATCTCGGCGGAGACGATTGGAGATTGTGATTATCTCTCGGTCAAGTCTCCTGCTGGACTCGTAGCAGCAGCAACCATCCAAGTATCACTCGACTTCGACGCTGACTATCGTCAGAAGGTACCACAGCTCACGTTGGCACAAGCAACTGCTGCTGCTTCATGGGTGGCGGCGCCTGCTGGTTCTAACCTCGGAGCTGCTGGTGTACTGGCGAACTTCCTCGCAGGCCTCGTCACTTCTGTAGCGTGGCGAATTCACCTCGCAGCTGGTGATGCAGCAGACAGAACCTTCCAGGTCTGCAAGCGTACTTACACTCGCGCAGGATACGGTGGATAATGTCTGATCCTACTGGTGGTGGCTGGCAGGCAAGGAAAGCGAAGAGGAAAGAGGCGATGACTCGTGCACATCAGAACGTGAACGAAGTCAACGCACAACTGAGTGAAGCTCACGAAGCCTATGGCGACAAGAACCCTGTCGTGAAGAAGCTGACGGCAGATTCAGTCGCGGCGGCTGACACTCGCAAGAAGGCGATCAAGGACTACCAGGAGGGCATGTAGATGTCAGACCCAACTGGCGCTTCTCGTAAGAAGCATGATGAGAGGAAAGAACGTCTCCGCACCACTCTCGGAGCGAACAATGCCTTTATTCCAAAAGATGAGAAGGGTATCGTCGAGAGAGGGAAGGAGATCGTCAGTGGTATCGTGAAGGATGTGAAGGACACGTACTCTGCTGCATCGAACGAACTGGGCGCGGCGAAGCGCGGCATCAAGAAGATCACAGGGGACTAGACAATGCCCAAGGTCTTCGTGCTGTTCAAACGTGATGAGAGTGCAAAACTTCATCGGAAGATGGACAGGATTCTCAGTCTTCTCGAACAGGTCCTCGTAGGTCAAACAACACTCAAACAGGAGCTTACAGTTATGGCTGGCGAACTCGACTCCCTCACCTCTCAGGTGTCGGCGAACACGGATGCCGAAGCCTCGGCAGTCCTGCTTCTCGGACAGCTCCACGATCTCATCGTGGCAGCGGGAACCGATCCCGCGAAGCTCTCCGCACTCACTTCGCAGCTGTCAGCGAGCAAGGATGCCCTCGCGGCTGCCATCGTCGCCAATACGCCGGCGTCGGCGTAAGCCAGCGAGAACGTAAACTTTCTTTGAAGAAGGAGACCCGTCGCATGCCAGTCAAGTCGAGGGCTCAGGCTCGTTTCATGAGAGCTGTTGCGGCGGGGAAAGTGAAAAACGTATCACCGATGGTGGGAAGAGAGTACCTTCAACACACCTCCAAAGCAGCGTACAAGAAGCTGCCGGCGAGAAAGAAGAAGTGAAACTCTCGGTGTTGCTCGAAACCTACGGACCTGTAGAGATTGATGTTCCAGAACTGTTCATGGAGCGTTACCTCCTCTTCGGTCTCATCTTTGGTTTGATCGTTGGCTTCTTCATAGGAGTCATACTGTGAATACCCTCATCGTTCTTGGCATCATCTTTGTCGGAATGTGGCTGATCTACTCTTACGTGCCTTCTCCGGTCAAGTGGGTGCTGGAAGCAATTCTGGGTATCCTCGTCGTTATCATCTGCTTCCACCTAGCTGGTATACCACTTCCGAGGTAACAATGGGCGACTTTCGTATCACAGTCGATGCTGTTGGTAATCACGGCTGCAGTCGTGGAACAGCAGATGGTCAGCAGGTTGAAGGCTGTGGTGAGCCTTCCTGTGTCGATTGCATGTCTCGGCGCTTCGTCAATCAGCTGAAGTCAAGCGGAGCGTCAGTCATCGCCGCGAAGCTCGAACACTGGCCAGCAGTCATGCAGAGTGGAACTCCACGAGAGTCTGGTGTTGGGCCAGTGGACGATCTTCTCACAGGGATAAGGCATGGCTCCTTCTGAACGCGAGGAGAACGTCGGCTTCACCGAAGAGGAGGAGATCAGCTGGATTCAGTACTTCGCTGATTTCAAATCTACGGTATGGCCTCTGCTCGCGGCACAGGGATTCACCTTTCCCCAGGCACTGATGTTCTGGCGACAAGAAGTACTGACAGGACACATCATCAAACTAACGGAGCTACTGAGCCGTGAGTAAGAAGAAGGGCGTATACAAAGGATCACGAGTTCCTCCTCCGAAGCAGACCACCTTCGGAAAGAAGCTGCGTGCATATCGTAAGCAGCTGAAAGGATTCGGAGGACGCAAGTGATGCTTCTCCAGTGGGCGATGATCAAGAATCCTTACTGTGGATGGCCAGAGGTGAGGTTCCTAATCACTCCTTACATCTTCCAGTTCTTGTCTCTGTCGCTTGTTGGACTCGGCATCTACTCGATTCACCTGTTCATAGTGAGAAAGCAGGTATGAGCTCTCCAGTGCTAGTCGAAGTACACGTCAACCCTGAACTCGCACAGATGGAAGAGAATCAGGCGCGGCGTCGTGCTCGTATCACTAAGCCGAAGTGGAATCCTCGTCAGTGGCATCCAGTCTATGAGGAAGTAGTTCTCTTAGACTGTTTGGGACTGGCGCGTAAGGACATAGCTCTAGAGAAGGGATTCACGGAAGCGCACATCACGAACATCTGTCAGACTCCGCAAGCACAGATCATTCGTGAGATCTTCCGGCGAAAGATGGCGAAGAAGTACGAGGCTACAGTCGAAGATCGTCTGGAACGTCTTTCACAGAAGGCGATGGATCGTATCGCTGATGTGATCGACGATGACGAGATTGCTAAGAAGAACCCTCTCGGCCTCTTCGACAGAGCCATCACAGTCCTCAAGTCTACCAACAAGATCAAGGAGGTTCCCACCACTCACATCGAGAATAAACTGATCGTCTCTGATGAAGCAATGGCAAGATTGGAGCGAGGTATGGCACTGGCCGACGAAGCCAAGCGTCTCCATGCTCCAAAAGTAGATGCCCCAACTACTCCGTAACTATGAGTACGAAGGGCTTTACTCGGATGATGAGTGGAATGAACTCCTATCCGAAACTAAGCTCAAGGAGACACAAACCAAGGTAGAACTCAAGTTTCGTGAGTTTACTACCGAGAAAATAGATTACCTTAGAAGGAGAGCCAAGAACGATCTCTTCTTCTTGAACACTTCGATCCTAGGCCACGATAGACTCTCACCACAGCTACACGGTCATCTGTGTAATTGGTTGGAGAGGAACAAAGACTGGAGATTTCGCGAGATTCTTCTTCCTCGCGGTCACTTCAAGTCTACAGTCTGTACTATCGGGGACTCGATTCAGATTGTCCTCCCGAACGTCAACGGAGACGAGAACCACCCCAGGGATATGGGGACTGATTGCAGATTGCTGATCTGTCACGAAACTGATGGTCAGGCTTCTAACTTCCTATTTGCAATCACTGGACACTTCATGAGCAATCCGCTACTCATGGGATTGTTTCCAGAATGTGTTCCTTCTCCGCGTAAGCACAGAATCAATCGTCACGAACTGGAGCTTCCCAGGTCACAAACCTGGCCAGAGCCGACGATTGATACGATGGGAGTAGGAGGGAAGTCACAAGGCAGACACTACAACTTCATCAAGTTTGACGACCTGATTGGAGACAAGGCTAGAGACTCTGAAACAGTAATGGCAGCAGCGAAGGAATGGTTCGATAACATTCAGGCTTTCTTCTCTCGTTTCGCTACTGACCATTTTGATCTGATTGGTACACGCTGGGCGTTCGATGATCTGTACTCGCACATTCACGAACGCTACGGTGGACAGATCTTAAAGTATATCAGGGGTGTAGAGGAACCTGATGAAAATGGTATAAAGATTCCGATCTTCCCAGAAGAGTTTACACCGGAAGCTCTGGCGATCATCCGTAAGAACAAGAAGGTGTTCACAGCACAGTACGCGAACAATCCAGAGGAAGGTGCAACAGAATTCGATAAGGGATGGAAGAGATTCTTTCACTGGACTGGCTACAACACCATAGCAGTCTTCTCTGGAAAGAGTCACACTATCCTGAATGTACGTGATCTGGACATCTGTATCCTAATCGATCCTGCAATGTCTGGATACGGAGGCATCGTTGTCACAGGGTCAGATCATCTTAACCGAGTGTTCGTTCTCGAAGCTTGGGAGCGTGAGTGGAAGCCGCCCCAGCTTTGTGACTTCGTGTTCAAACTCAATGCCAGATGGCAGCCTCGACTCGTTGCCATTGAAGAAGTTCTCTTCTCAGGAGTATTTAAGCATTGGTTTGAACGAGAGCAACTGTTCAGGGGTCAGTATTTCTCCATCGTACCGATCTCTCCTGTTGTCGGAGGACGAGCTTTATCGAAGCCGATGCGTGTCAGAGGACTCTCGAACTACTTCTCCTCTGCCACTGTGTTCTTCGCAGCAGCAGCAAGAGGTGATGACACCGAAGAACTGAAGCACGAGTTCGACACTTTCGGTGCCAATCGCAAGATTCACATGCTGGATGCACTGGCTTATGGTCCTGACGTGTGGATGCCTGGTCTAAGTAGGGCAAAGTTCGCAGAGTACGCCAAAAGTGAGGAAGAACTCCTCCAGGGCGCATCAATAGAAACCGGTTACTCAAACATAGACTTGGTGTGAAACTCATCATCTTGGACGATACAGTCGCCACTCCACCGAATAAGAACCAGCAAATGAAGCTCAATAGCTGGTTTCACCGTCTGGAGCACATCTTTCCTCACGGAGAGATGCAGATTGCCACAGTCCATGGTGAGCGTGCCAGCTATCTTCTACAGGAGCTGCTAAAAGCCTGTGGGTAAATACCTTCTTCTCGTGATCGTAACTGCGCTGACGACAGCTTTCGCCGTCAGGGAATTCTTACCGCGTACTTTGAGGGAGACGAAGACCATCCCGGTCATCGTACCGAAGTATGATACAGTCGAAACTCTGCCCAAATGGTACAAGGATTCTGTTCGTTACTGGAAAAAGCGGACACATACGACTGATACGATCCCATTGCTTATCTCCTCTACAATCGTTGCGGCTGCACCAATCAATATTTCAGCAACACCATCGGAGAGACCCGATATTTGGCCTCTGCTTGATTATTCTGGTGGAACTAGGCGGGGTGACACTGCTATCATTGGCTCTCTATCGCTGCGCAGCGGCCGTGTGGCAATTCATAAGTTCTATATTCCAGGGATTTTGACTGGAATCCACACCGACTCCGCTAACAGCGTCCCCAAGTTAGACTTTGCACCGTTTCCTGAGCCAAAAAAGCCATCTCTTCTTTACAAAGTAAAGATGATTGGCATCGGATTTGGTGCTTGCACGATCTATAACGGGGTCAAGTGATGGCGGATTACCCGAGAGAGCTAAATCTCGACCAGGACACACAGACACGACTGGTTTCGTACCTCGAAACAGAGCTACTAAACCATTATTCGGAGCGTGACCAGTGGATGCAACGTATTCTGGGGTGGCAGAAGGATTACTGGGCAGAACCGACCACAAAGAGGGCAACTTTCCCCTTCACTGGCGCCTCTACCCTTGTTATCCCTTTGACTGCGGTAGCTGTCGAGGCTGTCCATGCGCGAACTATGACGACTTTGTTCGCACTGAACCAGCTGGTATCAGCGCAAGCACGGAGCACTTCCTGGCAGGATTACGCGCGCCCTGTGGAGCGCTTCTTGGATCACGAGCTGCTGAAAGAGATGAAAATCCGCAGGAAACTCGATTCCAGTATTCTCGAGATCGAGAAGTTCGGAACTGGCATCGGAAAGGTAGGGTATGAGAAGATCGTTCGTACAGCGGTTAGAACGATTGGAGGAGTGGAACAGGAGTATCCTGTTACCATTAGGGATGGGGCTGTCGTCGATTCAGTTGCAATTGGCAGATTCCTTATGCCTTTCTCGGCAACAGATCCCCAGACGGCCCCTTGGTGTGGAGAGGAACACAGTAGGTCTCCGTACGAAGTGATGATGATGGAGCAAGGCGGATTCTTCCGCAAGGGTACGATGACCTTGATGGAGCAGTGGATAGCCGCCACTTCACAGACCTCTACCGGAGTAGAGAGAAAGTTTCTACAAGCACAAGAGACGTTGGAAGGACGTAAGGCGATATGGCCACAGCTTTTGGACTGGTGCGAAGTCTGGATGGGCTTCAACGTTGATGGAGGTCAATATGATAAGGAGATCGTGGTACATTATCATCGCCCTTCTCGTACACTCCTTTCTGTTCGGTATAACTGGCACGACGACCTTCATCGTCCTTACCGGACTGGTGTGTATTTTCCTGTGGAACATCGTTGGACTGGGATTGGGATTTGCAAGCAGAATGAACAATTCCAGAAGGAAATCACAACCCAGCACCGTCAGCGGCTAGACAACGCTACACTTGCCAACATGAGGATGATCAAGATTTCCAAGCTCTCTGGCTACAAGGCCGGTGAGCCGATCTTCCCAGGCAAGATGTGGTTCCTTGATGATATGTCACACGTAGACACCGTGCAACTTGGCGAGGTCTACAACTCGGCCTTCAATAATGAGCAAGCAACACTCATGTACTCCCAGCAGCGAACTGGTGTTAATGACACCGTACTGGGACAGCCAGCAACAGGTACTCCTGGCACAGCTACTGGTGATCTTGCTCGTATTCAAGAAGGCGCGAAGAAGTTCGATTACGCTTATCAGAACATTAAGGAGTTTGTACAAGAACTCATTACAGACTCCGCGGTTCTGATTCAGCAGTTCGGTCCTCGTCGCATCGAGTACTATGACGTGGCCGAAGGTGGTAGCATGGTCAGGGAGTTCTTCGATATGCCATCCGAGTACATTCGGCATGGACTGTTGATTGAACTCATTGCAGCAGGACAGCAACAGAACAAGATCCTCGACAGGCAGAACTGGGTCCAAGTAGCCACTCTTCTGCAACAGTACTACCAAGGCTCCATTCAACTCGCCCAACTCATGCAAGATGAAGAGTTGGTTCAGTATATCGGTCAGAAGGGTATTCTCGCGGCCACCGAAGCGATGCGTCAGATTCTTGAGTCGTTTGACCTTCGTAACGTGGATCGGATCATCCTGTCGGAAATCCTCAAGAAGACTCAGGGGATGGTGACTCAAGGTGCCGGTAGCAGAGGAGGTCCTCAGAGAGCTCTCCCAGGAGGAGCTGGCGGATCTAACGGAGCTGGTCAAGCACCGGGAATGGACCAGCTTACTGCGCTTGTTCAGACTCTTGGAGGAGGCGGTCAACAGGGAGTTCCACAGCTTCAAAACGGCGGAGGAAGCTTTTGAACGTCGAGGTAAGCTCGATGGTATGCGCTTAGGCGTAGAAGCAATCCAGTCACTTTACGAGAGAGGCGAACATGGCAGCGCCAGTCAAACCCGTACCGGCCTCGTCGCCAGGAGCACCTGGAACCCCCATTCCGACAGCAGCGGAATTGGAGCAGCAGAGAATCCAGCAGACGAACCAGCCAGCGGTCCCTCCTACTGAACCGCCGGCAGCGGGAGCAAGTGTAGTACCGGCAGCTCCGACAGAGCCGACAGCAGAGCAGAAGCTGATCGCATCACAGGAAGCGGTGCTCAAAGAACAGCAGCGTAACCTGGCAGCAATGCAGCAGCGTCTCCGTGGTATCGAAGAGCGTCAGACTCGTGCAGAGACACCTGCAGGTCCGACGTTGGAAGAGCAGAACGCAGACTTCTGGAAGAATCCCGTTGGTGTGATCGACACACTGATTCAGAGGGAACTGAAGAAGACTGTGGAGCCGATCAATCAGCGTCTCAATGCGGGCGCAGCAGTCACAGAGTATGACAGGGCCAAGGCGCGTCTCAAGGTCGAGTATGCTGATATTTGGGACAAGATTGAGCCTTCCCTGGACCAGTGGGCTGCTGGAGCACAACAGAATGGACAGGCCATCAACGAAGAGTTGATCGGCCTTGCAGCACTGACAGCAAGTGGAGCATACTACAGGGGTCAGCTGCCAAATGTTCCGGCGCCGACAGCTCCAGCTACTCCACCTTCACCTCCGGTACCAGTTGTGCAGACACCTCCTCATCTTCGCCCCAGTGCTCCGGTCATCCCTGGCCATGAGCAGCCAAACAAGCCAGAAGTCCGTGCACTCACGGAGAACGAGGCACGTCTCGCACGTGAGCGCAAGATGACTCCAGAACAGTACCTCGCCTGGATCGACGTACCGCCAGAGCAGGTAGTACACTCGAACCTTGGGAGGCCTACCAAGTGAGTACAGAACGCGAAGTAACCATCCCGTCTGGTGGAACGACCACTATGAGCGAGGCAATCGCTCAAGACCCTGAGGAACTCAAGAAGATCAGGGCTGACAAGAAGACACGATTCGCTCGGATTCTCGAGCGTGGAATGGTTGCGGATCGTCTCGCTGTCGAGCTCCCAGGTAACCTGTATGGTGAATGGGTAGCCAACGACAAATCCGAGATCTACCGCATGCAGCTTCTAGGCTTCAAGATCGACGACACATACGCTGTCGATCGAGCCCTGCACGACAAGGGAGATGGGCAGTCTGTCGTAGGCGACACGGTCTTCATGGTCTGCGCACGCGAAGATCGTGAGATCATGGAAGAGATTCGACGAGAGAAGTACCAGGCACTCAATGGCAAGCCTGGGACAGTCACGAAGGCGCAGGGAGAAGAGAAGGAGTTCACAGGATCAACTAAGACACTCGGTATCGGTCCTGTCGTAGAGGAGTCAACGTCCAGGCAGGTTCGTAAGGCTGACCTGGAAGCTGCGTTGGCTCAGACACAGAGGGGAACCGTCGTCAAGTAGTTCACATCTTCTCATTAGGAGATAAACTGTTATGGGTCGCAGGATTCAGCCCGCTCGCGGGCCAGGAACGGCAGTTCCGAGCGTTCTCTCGGTAGCTTACACTACCGGCCAGACATTCAAGCGTGGAGCGTTGCTCGTCTACGCCGCCGCAGGAACTGTCTCGGAGTGCGGTGCAGACCCCGCCACAGTCTCTGGTGTGGCTCTCGAGAACGCAGGTAGCAAGCCAGGGTTCGATGCAGCAAACTCGCCTTCGGTCATCACAGGGCGTGTGCAGGAAGTCTCGATGGCTGTCGCGGATCGTATCACCGTCTACTCCATGCGTGGAG